GAGGTATCAAATGAACTGCGAATAATCCTCCATCTGCTGAGTGCCTTTTTTGAAGAGGATTCGGCCTTGGGTATATCCTATGCCCTCCCTCTGCTTGGCTAGGGTCCAGCGGACGTAGTCAGTCCCTTGTTCCCTCTCTGATAGTGTCTGCCACAGGAATATGATACTGTCCGCGTCCTGCTCCAAGGCTCCACTCTCACGGAGGTCGGACATGATGGGTGATCGATCATCCCTTTCGGATTCACGGTTCACCTGCGCCAGTAACAGGACAGGTATATCTAAATCCTTTGCAAGTAGCTTTAGCTCACGGCTAATCTCTGCGACCTGTTGCTCCCTAGATATATTCTTGGACATGGGCTTTATCAGTTGGCAGTAATCAATAATGATTCCATTTACTTTATGCTTCCTGTGCATACCTCTGGCAGTTGCTAGTATGTGGTCCAGTTGATATACGTTGTCACGGATCCAGCAGTTCCAACCCTTCACGGTTTCGGTAGTCTCCCGCAGTGTCTGCATCTTATCCTCCGGAGCTAGCCCGTCCTCAAACCTACGCATATGTAGACCTGAGTGAATGCTGAAGATGCGCTTCATTATCTGGTTCACGCCCATCTCAAGATTAAAGAGAAGCACCCCGTGACCAGTCGTGCATACGTTCTTCAAGAAGTTCAGGGCGTAGGCAGTCTTGCCGCACCCTGGCCGTGAAGCTAGGACGCACAGTTGACCTGACCCGTAGCCGTTTCTATAAAGGACATCGTCAATGGATTGAATGCCAGTCCGCAAGTATCGAGAGTAATCTACTTTACCTGTAACATCCTTAAATGTTTGATCAACAATAGTTTGTAGAGTATCTCTTGTAGGAGTCAATGACGCTATGGAGTCGCACTGACCCTGTATAGAAGTAAGGATTTCCTCGGAGTCCTTACCCTCCTGTAAGCCGTCCTTGATTATTAGCGAGAGACGGTGAAGGTTCCGTGATTTATAGGACTCCACCATTTCATCCATGAGTCCCTTGAAATGCAACTCACTGAGTCCCGCGTCATGCGTGGACCAGACTGAGCTAGCATCAAGTCCCTTCTGACCCTTGGACATATCCGTGAACAGGGACATCGTACCAAGGATAACTCCTTTGGAGTCCAGCTTGCACATAGTTTCCCACATTGTGCGGGTGTCATGAGCAGTAAAGAAGTCAGCGTTAATGCCGGACTCCTTCGCCTCGTTCAACAGGGCGTTGCAGCCATCGTTTATCTCAGCCTGTAGGATTGTCCCTAGTAGGCTTTTCTCTAATTCTTTCATGGTAGTTGGTTCTAATTATTGACTCGTGGATACCACTGATCCTTAGCCCTCATCACCCATTCTTCTAGATAAGCTAGATCTCCAGAGTAAAGTGGTTTGTCAGAAGTAATCGAAGTGAATCCATCAAATGTTCCAGAAGGGTCAACAAGGAACTGCACGACAACATCGCAGGATTCAAACTTCTCGTTGTCCATGTTTAGCATATATGTGTATTTCATATTAACCTTTCGATTAATGTGACGAATGCTTTGGCGGCAGTTTGAGGAACTACTCCGTTTCCCAAGAGCCTAAGTCTGTCCACCCTACTGGTAGACCCATTAGATGTTCGACCCAGTTGGGGTTCAGCTTGCCCGTTGCTTTCCCGCAATGACCCGCTATGTCTTCCTCCAGATTGGCTTTGTTCCGATTGGCTAGATGCTCTCGGTTCTCCTCCGTTATCTCTGGGTGAACCTTGTTGGCTCTTGGTGTCGGCCACGACTCTTGGTTCTTCCCATTCGTATTGAGGTTCGCCTGGTCTTGAAGGCCAACGTGTGCTACACGCTGACCAAGTGTCTGCTTGGATGGGTTCGCCCTGCTCGGAGGAACTGTGGCATTGGTGTCCTTCCAGTCCCTCGTGGTTGCTGTTGGCCAGTTCTTCACTTGTTCCGTTAAGCACCCCTCTACATACTTCCGACCGATACTCTTCCGATACTCTGCTCTTTTCCTCATCCCTTCTGGAGTTCTCTCTATGTCCATTGTTGTGGGCGTTTGCCAGTTCTTCACTTCTTGACATAGTGGTGGCTTCTGCCCCCCCGATGGATTCTTCTTTCTGGGTTTCTGAATGTTTGCTGTGTCCATTACTGTTGGGGTTGACCAGTTCTTCACTTGGGTGCTGAGTCCGTCCCCGCTTGTCTTGCTCGCTCCCTTGCGGTTGTGATTCCCGCATACATTCGGCGTTGCCCAGTTCTGTTCGTGAGTCTCTACGGCATCCTTCAGCTTCGCCCCGTACCAAGGGCTGTTCGGTTCTTGGCTGTGTTTGCTTCGGTATACTCCATCCACCATCTCGGTCGGATAACTCCCGCCCGTCGTATCGAACACTGTTGCGGTAGGCCATGATGAAGACTCGCTTTCTCTGATGAGGTGCGCCAACTTCTTCCGCTGAGAATATTCCTGCCGTTGCTCTATAACCCAGTCCTTCCAATTCTTTGAGGACATATTGGAGAACGGAATCTCCGTCTCCAGTCTTAGCAGAGATGATTCCTGCCACGTTTTCGAGAAACACAATTCTAGGTTGGCACTCTCTGATTCCGTCTGCGATGTAGGGAAAGAGGTGTCTGGGGTCTTCAGTTGCTTTACGCTTTCCAGCAGCACTGAATGGTTGGCACGGGAATCCTCCAGAGAGGATGTCCACGAGTCCACGAAACTTTCTGTAAGGGAAGGTTTTAACGTCCGTGAACACAGGTGCTGCATCCAGTTCTCCCGCTTCCATCTTTGCAACCAAGTTCGCGACAGGGAATCCTTCCCTCTCCACGTAAGCGATTTCTCGCAGATTTGGGAGAACTCTTCTGAGTCCAAGCCCAATGCCTTCGTATCCTGAGCATAAGCTGAGGTGTGTAATTGTTTTGGTAATATCCACATTAATAATCTTTCTAATTTGTTTGTTGGTTCATTTAATTGAGAAGTAATAAAAAGGGGAGAGGCATGACCCTCTCCCCCTTGATAGTCAAGCAATCCCTAAAAAGGATCGTCCCCAATGGGAGCCGCTGTAGGCTGATTAGGGATGCCGTCCCTGCGGTATTGCTCTGGTTGTTTGTCCTCATCGAGACGAGTCAAACGGATGTTCATAACAGGACCAGATTTGCTCTGGTTTTTCCAAGCCGCCGCACGGTATTTGCCCGGTGCAGTGACTTCGAGTGTTCCTGTTGCGTGAGGCGACGAATCGGACTCACGGTTACTTTCTGGGAATAGAACCCCAGTGTTTTCGTTGTTATACTTTGGCATTGTATTATTGGTTAGAAATCAAAGTCCGCGTCAGCGTTGGCTGCTTGGCTTATCTTCTTGGTTTGTGTTATTGGCTTCTTGCCGTGATCGTTGGTAGCATCAGCGTCCTTTGTATCGTCGATAGCAAAGAGTCCGTTGAGTGCATACTTACGAGCGTAAGAGCTAGCTGACCCAGTAATCTGTGAGTCATCCATACCCTTGCGAGTCTCTGATTCTCTAGCGAATCCATTTGCTTGGATGGTGTATTCACCGCCTTCGGTGCAAGCTAGCACAGCCATGGCCTTGACGTATATACGTCCACCTACTTCGACTACATCATCAGTAATAACAAGCGTGCAATTCCACTCAGCGAGCAGAGGTTTGACAGCTGTTAGTATATCTTCAGCGGAACGGTAAGCGTACCCGCCGAACTTGTTAGTCTGCCCCTTCGGAGCTTTGAGGGATGACTGAATCCCTTTGAGTTTTGAATGAATATTCAATTTATTCATGTTTATGTTTAGTTAGTTCACGGAATAGTTTGGTTCGTTCTGAGGCATTAGAACATTCCATGAGTTGTTTTCGTTTTGCCCCTAGATTTACTAAAATGCCCTTCTGATTTTCGGATGTCAAGGCTTTAAATTTTTTTGTAAGTTGAGTCAATCCCACGGGGTGCAATACATCCAGTTGCTCCTGCTCCAGGTAGTCTGCTATGCCGCGCAGCACGTCGGGTAAATGATCCTGGCTGATCTGGCATCTGCGGTAAGCGAAGTTCTCGATCTTACCCAACAAGGCATTACCTACCCTTGATACTACACCGCGGACCATTCCGGACTGATGGCAGTGATCCACTACCCAGTCAGATGTCTTTCGCAGTATCAGTGGACAAGTTTTGGGCTGATGTTTGGCCCTCCAGTCCTTGAGTTTATTTTGTGGAAGATACATTGAGTTCCCTAAGTAAATCCTTGAGGGCGTTCTTCTCTTGCGTTAGGTTCTTACGTTGCTCCATCATCCTTTCTATTCTGAAGGACAGAGTCCGTGACTCCTGTCGGATCATATCGATCCTAGTCTGTATTCTTTCGACGTTACTTTCTACTTGTGTCATACTCATATTATTTTAATGTTTATATATTAGGTGTGTTATAAAAATTCCTGTGCCTGTGCCTGTCATTGCGCCGAAAGAGTAGACTAAGCGTATCCAGTTAGAAGCAAAAACTACTCGCCCTACATTTATTGTCCAGACAAAAGATATGAGGAAGCCAACGATGGTTGCTCCGACCCACTCTTGATTTGCAACCTGGTAGGTATTGGTAGCTATGAGTGTGACTTGCAGCCATGAGTATAGAAATGTTTTAATCATCTGCTCCTATCTCACAAGACTCACCGCAAGATGAACCAGTGTCTAAAAATACATCGTAGCTTGCTTGGCTAAACATTTGCGTTTGATCTGAATCCCTGTATGGCTCAAAGTTGCCTTCTCTTGCCATCCTAATAATATCCACCGTGTCCATGTATTTTCTGAAGAAATGTCTTCTTGTTATTCCGGCATCTATCTCATTTTGATTAACCTTGTGTGCGTATTTTTCTTCCATAGCTGCTGGAAAATCAAACACAGATTCATCCTCCTGTGCCAAGGTTGCCAACTTCCGCATAGATTTTTTCCAACACCAAGTGCAGTTGCCCCAATGTTCCCCAGATAATTCTAAATCAAACGGCCATGACGCACATTCAGACTTTACGTCCTCC